GGTGTTTCGTCAGAGAAATCACGGGATATGGGGCACTTGAATTCTACTAGACGTCCATACCGAGGATCATCCTTCGTTTCTGAAATCAGAATACCGTCTGGCGATGCGCCTAGAAACGAGTGGTCCCGATGAGGAATACAGGTTGTATCTTCGATGCGAACACCTGGTTGAATATACGTCATGTATATGTGCTTGGCAATAGGCTCAAACCTTGTTCCCCACATAAGAGCTTTGGGTCCAAACCCCGACTGCTGTTGCTGCCTGGGAGTAAGTTTGGACATCACGATCTCGTGTTTCAGAGCAGGTGATGCATCGTGAACTGCCTTATAAATCTCGGAAGCCGTAAGCATTTCTCCTCGCTTGGTATGCCAAGCATCTGTGCGCTGGTCATCCTGACCGTAAAGAAGTAAGATCTGTTCAACTTTATCTAGGTCCATTTGACTCTATATGTTTACATTAACTAAACCCGTTTTCAGGCTAGATAAGAAGATTAGTAAATGGAAATACAGAGTCAGGAACAATGGGTACTGTATCGCCTCGAGCGATTTTATACTGAAAAGAACACTGAGCGCGTTCGCGATATTCTGAGTGGTAAGTCTAACCTATCTCTTCGTCTTATTGATTGGTTTGTCACCAATTATGCAAAGAAGTACAATATTTCGTACATGACCAAGGCCAACAAGCACGTGATTGTTTACCTGTCATACAAGTCACATCTCAAAGCTTACAGTAAGAAAATGTTCGATCCATTCTGTCGATGGAAGCGCATTAAGTTTCACGATATGGATACGACTGTCGGGCAGCTGAATTTCTTTGAGTGGGCGATTTCCGATGAGGTGCTGGATTACCTTGAGAAGAATCGCGAAACGATTCATACTGATATGGAAACTCGTCTACACGAAGCTAAGGAGGCAGATGGTCCTAAGAAGAAGCGACACGAACTTTCGCATTCGGCTACCAAGTCCATGACCCGTCACGATGTGCGTGTAACTGTAAAGTTTGATTAACTTGTTACTGAATAATGTATTCAATTCTAAAACCCAACTACGTCTACCGAGATACCTCGGAAGATATAGCTGATCATGATGACGATTATGATGCCGAAGAGTGGCATTACAATGGTCGTGACGTATACCGCGGATCGTTGGATCGGTCGTTTGATTGGAACGTGTACTCTCTTTACGACGAGAACTCAAAAAGGGTAGGTATTGCTGAGCACCATCCAGAGCATCCAGAGATCTTTTTCACGCTCTGGTTCCGAGATAACGTGTTCTCAACTCTTTTTCAGGAGAAGTGGGAATGCAAAGACGCTACCGTTTGGTCCATTATGTCCAATGAAGCTTATCAGGATTGCCTAGAAGATGATTTTAAAACTGTGTTTGATAAGACCTTGAATACAAGTATCCGACTTGTCACGCCAGAAATGGTGATCAAAATGCCAGAGATACACGAATGTCCAAAGTGTGGTAAAAAGTCGCTTTTATCTCTGAGCGGCTGCCCGGAAATAAAAAGACCTTACATTGATTCCAATTGCTCGGTACTTTTTGTTGATGACTCTTTTGTTATGTATACTGCTCCCACAGATTCATGTGTTTGGTCTAAGGTGCACCCGCACCCGCCGCCGGGCGGCGACGAGGCTGACGAGCAGCCGGCGCAGACACAGGAGCCTGAGCCTGCTCATTCACTTGCTGAGCCTGAGATCCAGCACCATACTCCGAATCCTCATTTGGAGCCTGATTCTCATCAGGCTGAGCAGTCTGATTCTCATCCTCTACAATCGTAGGAGGAGCGCCCGACTCATCATCGAACATCTGTGCAGCCGTACGACGCATCTGAGGGAATACCTGAGCTGCCGTCAGACGCCATGTCACACCAAAGCCACCGCCAGCAATCACATAGATGCTGCCGCTGACTGCGAGATTTGCCTCAACACCCTTAGGGAAGATAGAGGTCAGCGACTCGGGCGTGACATATGTCACAGGGTTGCGCGACGCATCCACGATCTCCGTGGACACGCGACCTTCGTAGACCGGAACCTTGACGCGGAAGCTGGGAGGATACTTGCCATTCGGCACGTACTCACCATCAACCTTGTCTACTGAGAAACTCAGAATACGCTTGAATGCATCACGGATCGCCTCCTCTGAACGCTTCTTGCCGAACCACTTGGTGCTGTTCTCCACAGCAGCCTTGATAATGTGATTCTCCAGATCCGTCAGGAGATTGTACAGCTTACCGATATCATCGGTACCAGCCGAACGCTCCTTGCCATACGGATCGGCACCCTTCAGGGAACCAATGAGCGTGTACGTCTTCATACCGTTATCGCCCTCGCGCACCAGGCACCCACCAGGGTAGCCAACGCGGGGCAGACGGATAAGCAGACTGTTGCCATTATAGCGCATCGTGATTGACGGATTGCGACCTGCCTTAGCCTGACCTACCTGGAACGTTACGTTGCTGACATCGATATTGCTCGAGTGAATAGGACCGTTCATCTTTCTTGTTGTTGTGATCTTTATAGGTTAGAAAGGTGTAAATCCGTTTTCGGGGAAACAAAACCAAATTTATGCTTTAGAGGAAAGGAAACGAGAACATTAAATAATGGTTCTGTGTGCATCCTGCAAGAACAAGACAAGTACAGAGCAGTGTCCTTCTCAAGCCATGAAAGGCCTTTTGTTCTGTGGAAAGCACGCTAAGACAAAAAACAAGCGTCTATGGGCAGATGTGAACAATGGAAATCAAAAAGCTACTGTTATTCAAAAAATTTGGAAGGGTTACTTTTTGAGGCACCGATTGAAGTTAGCTGGTGAAGGAGTTCTAAAACGATCTGCATGCCATAACACTGAAGAATTGGTAACACTGGATGAAAAGGAAAAGTTGAATCCTCTAAACTATTTTTCATTCAGAGAAGCTGATAAGCTTTACTGGTTTGATGTTCGAAGCATGTACCATATTTTGAAACGTTCAGCTAGACCAGAAAATCCGTATACTCGTCAACCGTTGACAATAGAAACAAGAAGACGATTACGTGATATTTGCAGAATACGAAAGAAGTTGGAAATAGAAAATTATCACGATCCTCCTCTACCTGAACATTTTTCCGAATTAGTGGATGAGAAATGGTTGACAGTATGTCAGATCATTGAAGAGAATGGATTTTTTGATATGAATCATTTACTGTTCTCTTCCTTGAACAGGTCGCAGATGTACGTTCTGATAAATCTTATTCAAATGGATATAGTAGCGTTTGCCACTGAGCATTCTATACGCTCTAGACGGTACAAGTACATTCATTGGATGAGAGCCTGTATAACCAACTTTGAAAAGAATAGAGCAAACAGACTCCAGTGTTCTTGGTCTGTTTCCAAGGTACTTTTGTCAATTTTGTACGACTGTCCAGAGAATTACCCTATCTGTTTCATAATTGTGAGCGCCTTGACTAGATTGTGATTTAAACAGGTAAGGACTACTAGTAGTATAACAACCGCGTTAGAAATGTCGTCTTCTAACTCTGCCATTAAGTCAAACACGAAGATGCCTGCCGCCAAGAAGACCGCCGCCCCCGCTGCCGCCCCTGCCCCTGCCGCTGCTGCTCCCGCCAAGAAGGCTGCCCCGGCCAAGAAGTCCGCTGCCAAGGCTGAGGTAACTGTACCTGTTGTTGATGCCGCTGCCGCCGCTGCTCCGGCTGTAGCTGCCGATGCCTCCGAGTCCCGCTCTGCTGCGACGATCCTCGCGACGCTCCAGGAGAGCCTGAAGGCGCTCGGCACGGAGTGGACGGCGCGTGTTCGTGCACTGGTTGCGGAGGCCGGCGAGGCTGCGAAGGCCCTGAAGCGCGATGTCCGCAACTCCAAGCGCCGCGTGAAGAAGGATGTTGCTGACATGACGCCCGAGGAGAAGGCCGCGTGGGAGGCCCGCCGTGCGAACAACGCCTTCCTCAAGCTCCGCCCGATCACGGACGAGCTGGCGTCGTTCATGGGTCTGCCTGCCAAGTCCCAGCGCTCCCAGACGGATGTCACGAAGTTCATCTCGACGTACGTCAAGACGCACTCGTGCTTCGATCCCAACTTCAAGCGCCGCATTATTCCTGATGCCAAGCTCGGCAAGCTCCTCCGCGCGAAGGACGGTCAGGAGGTCACGTACCTGAACCTCCAGTCTTTCCTGAAGGTCCACTTCGTCAAGCCGGAGGTCAAGGCGTAAAGGATCTCGCTTCCTTAAAGCGAGTGGTGGACACTGGTGTATAAAAATAACAGTTGAAAAACTATTTCATGGACCAAACGGTTTCATAAAATAGGTTCTTAAGAATAAATGTTTGGTGCAATTGGGGGATCATTTCTACTTCTGTTCGGACTTGTCGTTGTTGGTTACACGATTTACAGTATGGTCGTAAATACCCCAACAAGCACGACTGGTTGGGTTTTCCAGTCGTTTTACTTACTTGGTGGACTCATAGTTACGTACTATGGATACCGAACGTTATATCCGCCCCCGCCTCCGCTTATGACTATTGGAGGGCGCCGCCGGTACTAAATATCCGCCCATTATAAACAAATGGACTGGTTTGGCGTTTTTCTTCTAGTTGTTGGTGGGTGGATTCTTGTAAGCACAATTTCGGGCATTGTTGCAAACCATAATCGCAGCGCTACCAGCTGGTTCTGGCAAATCATTTGGCTACTTGGTGGAGGATATGCGCTGTATGCTGGATACCAGAAGGTGATGGCTCCTCCTCCTACTCTATTAGGATCAGTGACTGGGGCTGTAACTGGTGGTCGTCGGCGGTAACTAAAACGGATTTAAGAAATACAGATTAAGAAAGAGTATTAAAATGCCACGTCATTCTGGAGATTCTTCCAAGCGTAAGAGCGATGGCGTTGTTTCTGACTACATTTACGATTTGAAGCAGCTTAAGACTGGTGAAGTTATAGATGATGAAATCTACGTTGCGCGGGTCATTAAGAACCTGGGCAACGCTCGGATTGAGGTCGTGTATTCGCACGACGAAAAGGTGTTTGTAGGACAAGCTAAGATCCCTGGTCGGTTTACCGGCCGGGCTAGGAAGACTATGATGGTGTCGCCCGGCACGTTCATTCTCGTCGCTAAGACGGGTGTGATTGGTGCACTGGCACTGGAAATGATGGCAATTGTGTCACGCGAAGAACTCGCTAAGATACAGGAACTGGTTCCTGTACATTCTAATGTAACATCTGCGGTAACCGATACTGCAGATCTCCAAACCCGTACTACTGCTAAGGACGACGGATTTGTGTTTGAAGGACATGAAGATGAAGTGGATATTGATAATATCTAAAGCTGTTTATCCGTGAGTATAACCTCATGTGGTAACTTGAAATACAAAATACTACTAAAAAATGGGGTTGTTCGTCCGTCGAGGACTACGGCCCGAATTTTTGAATTATCGAAGACAGCAGAGAAGAGTCGGTTAAATAATCTGTCTTCTTTGACCGATTTCTTGATTTGGATGCGGCACACTTTTCCGTCCCATCCACACAGATTGCCTTTACAATCCTTCTTTTTGAATTGTCCGCATGGCGCTCGGATTTTTGACACAAATTCGCGGGACTCTTTGATATCCACAAACTGCGTGACCCGATCAAACCACTTCTTCAAAGCTTTTTCTACATCTTTACGTTTCAAAGGCTGAGCAGTGAGCACAGAACGTAAATCATTGTACTCATCATCTTCCAAATCTTTTGATAGCTGGAAAACCAGGAAGTCGTATACTTCACCGTCATAGGATATTTCGGAATACGTTTCTTTTAGATCTGGGTTTGGTTGTCCGTACATTAACTCCGATTCTCCACTCTCTGCCACTGTACCAATAATCTCTTTTGGAACACCTGTTCCGACTTTTTCGGGTTTAATAGGAATACGTAATCCACTGGTTGTAAGAATTTCGGATCGGAGCCCTTGCGTATTGTACAGACCTTCTTCAAACTCATACCCTTTTGTAGTAGCTTCGGCTTTGGACAGAACATCTTTCATTGTATCGTACGTCGGCAAATGAAGATTCGAGAATCCCCATATCTTGGGGTCCTCAGTGTCTGGTAAAACCGAGCTTTGGAAAGGTAGTACAAGTTTGTTAGGAATATATAGTGCCTGTCCCCGCCCTAAGGGATCTAAGATAACCGAATAAGGTTCAGTGAATAACTTCTCGCGTACTTTTTGAGCTTCCGTATAATTGGGGATTTCCGCCCCACACGCTTTATCTCGCTGACGAATAACAACTTTACCTATAAACTTTCCAAATGGAGGTTCAAAGATATTAGAACTGTACGCAAAAACATTTTTTGTTCGCTTAGCGTTAGCCAAAATATCTATTTCTTCGTCGCGCTGTAGTACAACAATACCACGCGATCGAGGATTGATCAGTGAAGAGTGAAGTAAACATCCAATCGTATGTGTTTTCACATTCAGACGAAATATGTCACAATTCAAAGCTAGAGCAGAATACTCAAGTTCCTGAATAGGAGATAACTCCTTTTTCACGAACGCATCATCAATTCCCGAAATAGTACGTGCAACATTTTCCCGAACAGCAGTATCTTTGAAATCTCCTAGTTTATCATACACTTCTTTGAAATGAGTATCCGTTGGAGTTTCCCATAACCGCATAAACGAACATTTTAGAACAGTTTTTACCGATTCGCGAGGCAAAGGGATAGTTTGGGACATTCCCAATAATGTAGGTAACGTTGTAGACGCACGACCCAGACCTACCCTAAAAAATCCGTCGCCGTTCTCTGATATACGCTGATTATCCAGTTTTGTATACTGTTCATTCAAATCAAATATCTCAATTGTTTTCTTATCTAGCTTAGCTAGACGAAGCTCGGGCAATGGACTTTTAGTATCTAAAAATACGTAGTACTTATCTTTGATTTCAGGTTTTTGCATTCGTTTAGTTCGGTTTGTCGTGTAACAGCATGGAATATCTTTTCCGTTACCTGGAGATTTGTACTTTGGCCGTGGGAAAATATGACCGTTTTTACGTTTAATTAGAGGAAATTCGCGAGGATCTGACGTTGTGGATGTTTCTAGTTTTCCGTGGCATATTGGGCATTTCAAAGTTCCGTCTTCTGAAATTAATTGATCACTTCGAAGAGGTATTTCATCTTTCGTACACCAGTACTCTGGACAAACCATTGTCCCATCCGGTTCGGAAACATCCAGTAACTTACCAGCTTCCGCATTTTTTATCGGGTCATACTTTCCACTCTCAAATTCAGATAAACGTTTCTTATCTGCTGGAGTAAGAACTACTGGCTGAATTGTCTTTTCACACTGACGTGCAAAATCGGCTTCAGGTACAAACGTTGCGGGGTCAAATGAACGTAGACGAGAAGCAAAATAGTTGTAGGTAGTCTTGCGCTGATTCGCGACATCCAGAGTAGTTTTTGGAGCTTCATCTTTTTCCAAAACTACAGGTTCTTCCTTCCCAGGATCAAAGTCGTCCAGCAAATCCGCAAAAGCGTCATCAACTAATGCATCTTCATTCACTACGTTAGTATGTATAGTGGCAGCTTCAGCGGCTATAGTTTGTAACCGAGCAGGACATATCTTGTCTAGTTCATCAGATTCGGGATTAGATAGAATGTACCGCAAGATATCCGCATACTTCGTAGACAAATGGGTTTCTTTTACGGCTGAAACCCGAATGAAATCGCTACCAATAATCATCGTAGGATACCCACGAAAAATCCGGTCCCCTAACTTATTATTCTCTTCACGTCGAGATATGATATCGTTAATAAGCTTTGAAGCGTTGTCTGGCGTAATAGATAGTTCCTGGGCTACGTCTTTAGGATTCAATGGTCCTTCTTGGGCCATCTGAATCAGTTTGGCATCAATTGATGTTACTCCAAAGTTCTCATGATCAGTTCGCATCATCGTGAACGACGATTTGGCTTTATCAGCAATTGAGTAGAACGGAGAAATACAATTGAAACGCAGAATACTTAGGTCATCTACCGGTTTAGGATACGACAACATAATCTTCATTTCCTGTAGTTCCCAACGATCTGGGTGAATATCCTTCTCGTCCAAAAACGGTATGACTGCATCAAACGTCTTGAGCCATTTATCACACGATTTTTTTAGTTCTTCTGGGGTTTCGGTATTCTTTTCGGGACGATTCGTAGATACAATCATATCCACAGACGTAATTAGGATACGATCAAAGTGCTGCTTGGACTTGCCGCGGTACAAAATAAGGGTTGGACGATTACGGGCTGGTTTCGTGATTGACCACCATGTTTTCCAATCTGACATATTCAAATAAGGTTCTTCAGTCTTGGGATTCTCGGTGAAAAACTTATGACGATTAATTTCGTCTTTGGATGTGAATAGACCAATGTAAGGAACAGTAGATGAAACAGTTAAACCGTAAAATATTTGTTCGAAGCGAGTACGTATTGCGCTCCCAAAATCAGTACCTACCCAAGGAATGTAGAAACGAGTATGCAGAACATGCGTTCCCGAATGCTGATGGTCTTTTGGGATCTTTAGATCAAGTAAATCCGTTAATAATTTGGCGTTCTTTTCCAGTAAGCGCACAGCTTCGTCTGAAAGAATATTTGGAGTATCAGATCGTAGGTAAGGATAGTAATATAAAGCAGATTCGTCTTCCTGGTAAATCTTGTATGTGAAATGATCTATGGTTTCAATATCGTAGTATGATGTCACTATTTTCGTGTTATCGGGTCGTGGCAAACTTTTAGCGGGGATACGTGACAGGAACGAGTTTTCTTTTTCAATTGGTAGTATGAAAGATTTGTCATCTGGTACACCGAAAATACGGTACTCTGAACATTCGCTAGAAAATAGAGATTTTAGTTCGTTTGGGTACGACATCCATTCTCCTCGGTCGTAGTTCGCGTACGCTACGTTGGTATTTGGGAATCGGTACTTGGTTTGATACTCGTCAAACACCGACTTTTCTATTGCTCTACCGTTATACGATAACCTTTCAAACAGGGTTTCCCAGTTCCGAGGATCTGCCGTATAGTAATCTTTCGGCAGCTTCAGGGATACTAGTACGAACATCCGATCAGGATGAGTATTCGCTGACTTCGCAAGTTGTTCCCTGACAGTTTCAACACTATCATCTTCAAAAAAGGAAACAGTATGTTTCTCTTTTGAAAGAACGTTTACGAGTTCCTTCCTCAACATTATTCATTAGAGCGCATTTTTGTACAGGTTTATATCGGCGTTGACGAAATCGTCATTCCGCAATAAGATGTAGGACTCCGATCGTAATTAACGGGCGTATACACTCCTACACTGACCGCATCTTGGAGAATACGTTTAAAATTCGTCCAGAATTCAGGCGTGTGACCAATAGTCGTAGTCATCAGATGCGCCATTTCGTGAAGCACTACAAACATAATAGTATTCGTGTCCACCAGTTTGTATGGCGGAGCTTTATCGCGCAGACACACCACGATCTTATCACCTTTATTTTCCGAATACGATGTAGAATCGGCGTTGATATCGTTTTCGCACATGTTATCTGGATTATATCGGTCCAAAAGGACTTTGACGCGAGGATCTGCTGCAGATGCCGTATCATCACGGTACTTCTGCATGAGCTTATCCAGATTCTGACGCACTTCCGCCAATCGTTCACACGCCTGTTGCTTATCCGGCAAATTTTGGACTTTACATACTTTTCCATCAGTGCGGCTCTTGACTTCAGTTATATTCGCTACACCCCGTGTAGAGGCATAAGCCAGAGCGACTCCTGCTCCAAGCAGGGCAACTGGCCACATTATTACTTACGTAGTTTCAATTTACGCATCCAGCCCACGCTTGAACGGGTTAGGGGCGATCGTGGTCTGGAGGAAGGGGCCAACCTTGGACTGGGGGTTGGGATTCTCAGAGCGGATATCCCACGAGGCATTCCGATTCGTCTGAGAAACACCAGCGATCGCCGTGTTAGTATGGTAACCAGCATCTAGGAAGTTCTGGCCCTTGAGGTCACCAACAGCCGCAGGATTTACAGCCGCCCACGATGCACCGATCTCGCCATTAGGGAGGAGCTCACCAGCGCTCAGAGTGTTCTCTGAGTACGTGGACTGGGAGGCAGGGTGACGGCCCTGTACCTGCTCCGTGGGCTGGGCATTACCACCTGCCGACGTCGCGGGGGCACCATAGGGGCCGGAGTCAGAAACAGGGCCCTGTACTCCCAGTGATCCGGCCAGCCTGTCCAGGTTCGCCTCCATGCCTTCACCAACCACCGCCTTGCCAGAAGAATAGCTGCTAATTAGCCATGCAACAACGACTACGCCGCCGAGCGCAAGAAGTAACTTGGTCGTCTGGCCCTTCATTTCTTTGATATGAAGTGAATAAAAAAATCGGTAGTTTTCCGGCTATAAAAGCGAACGTGGAAATAAGATGGGCTCCGACCCCTTGCAGTATTTCACTACTCCCGAATTCCAAGCCTACTTTGAAAAAAATATACTGGTTCCCATTCTTTCGAAGGTATTCCAGTATTTGTATCCGTACATCGTAGCACTGACCTTATTGTGGGTAATCATGTTTCTTTCAATCATCATTATCCTCGTTCTTCTTTTTAGGGCTAAGAGTTGATTCTGATTGAGGATACAAGATTTCCATCAGTTCGTGTCGTCTCAAACTCCATACCTTTGGAATATTTTTGGCCTTTGCTTCAACCTGAAGTTCCTTTAGGGTCTTCTTCTCCAAAATCATTTTTTGAGGAAGCTTATCCATGAGCAGAACCTGAATAAGCTGTGCTCGTGACATAATATAGTAATGCTTGATCTTTGGCTTACGTTCTTTGGCAATTGCCTTAAGCTCCGGGAGCTCCATAGAATGGTAATCCATCTTCGTTGAGTTCCATAGTATGAATTACGCCAAATCCGTTTTGTGTTTTTGACCCTTAAGAGTAATGGATACTGCGATTGTAGTGATATCTACACTCGTGGCCGTAGGCGCCAGTTTGTACATGTTCGCAATGAACAACATCAAAGATCTGAAGAATAATTGGGCAGAGTATCGGTGTAACCCTGCATATATGCCTTTGGCAGGTCTAGTGGGGCAAGATCCTTTCAAGAACTTCAATGATTGTACGATGAAAAGCTTTCAAGATTACACTGGATTCGTCGTTGATCCCATCATGAGCCAGTTTTCCACAATGACATCCATTGTTAGCCAAATCGGAGGTTCAATAGACAGTATGCGGAAAATGATGGCAGAAACACGCGATGGATTCTTGGGTATTGTTGGAACAGTATTTGGAAAGATTCAGAATTTGATGTCTCAATTCCAGTACATCATTATTCGTATGCGAACACTCATGGCTCGGTTAGTGGGTATTATGATGTCTTTTGTCTACATTTTTACAACTGGTTCCCAAACAGGTTCATCGGTCCTCAATGGACCTATTGGAAGAACCATGAACTTCTTGTGCTTTGACGAAGATACTCTAATTAAGAATGGATATGGTTCTATGGTTTATATGAGAAACCTGAAGCTTGGGGATTCACTTCCTAACAGCAATTATGTAACGTCCATCTACACCATTGATGGTACGAATGTTCCGATGTATATGCTAGGAAATACAAAGGTGTCTGGAGGTCACAAGGTATGGTACAAGGATGCTTTCATTCCGGTCGCACAGCATCCTGATGCAGTACCTACATCTGATAGTAAGAAGTTAGTGTGTATCAATACTCACCTACGATCATTCGTCGTTGGAACCCATATTTTCATGGACTTTAAGGAAAATGGTCCAGTGTTTGGGATTGTAGGAACAACCACTGTTTCCGGATCTCTCCCTATCGCCGAAGTGCGGGTTGGCGATATACTGGAGGGTGATGTTGTTTGTGGAACCGTAACTCATTTGATAGAGGGAATGCCTGTCATGTATAATTTGATTACTTATTCGTCATTGACTACGCCTAACGTAGAAAAATTCTGAATAAAAATAGGACTATAACATCAGTAGAGCAGGATGATTGTGGTTCTTGTAGCAACCTTGGCATCCATTCTTGGAATTCTGGTTGCTCATGGAATGGGTAACTGGGAAAAGATCAAAGATAATTGGGATGAGTATCGATGCAATCCTATGTACATTCCGGTAGCTGGGTTTATTCGTCCTGATGTCAGCACATCAGATAATTTTATTCACTGTACGAATACCTTGGCTTCTAGTATTTGGGGAATCGTTCAAGCTCAACTGAATAGTTATTTTGGTGTTTTGGGCGAATCTTTGGTACAACTTACGGGTCCTCTTGGTTTATTTCGTTACGTGATATCTCGAATCCGCAAGTTCCTGTTTTCGTTCATGGCCCAGACTATGTCAAAAGCTACTGGATCTACTAGCATGTTCCTTCACTATTTAACGAAGATTCAAGATGTTATGAAACGGTTTGTGGCTCAAGGATACATTGGGGCATTCTTAATTAAGGTTCTTGTTGATTTCGTATGGTCGTTCGTTACTCTCTTTATTTCAATTGTTAAAACGTTCGTCTTCATTCTGTTGGCAATTTCATTTATTTTGGCGCTTTTCAATCCTGCTTTATTAGTTTTGGCAATTGTACTTGCATCCCTAATTGCCGCGTCCGGTTTTTAATCGCTCCTCATAGTAATAAATGAACAAAACTGCGCTCGTTCTAGCCTTTTTCGTCGCAGCCGTTCTGGCTGGGCTGTTTGTCCGCTTCGGACCTCGCGTAGCCCCGACCTCTAAGGAGAGCTTCATGCAGCAGCCTGTTGGAAAACCCCTGAACTCTGCGGGTATGGGTCCCTACGACCAGGTTGACATTGGCGGTGGAGTGTCTGGATGGTCGGCCAATGAGGCGTCACCTGTCGGCGGCGTTGCCAAGCTGCCATCCGAGCCCGATGACTCGAATAAGCTGATGTTACTTGTAGGTAACAAGGTATCCACTGACTGCTGCCCTTCTGTATTCAACACGGATACTGGCTGCGTATGCCTGACACCCGACAACAAGACCCTAATGTCTTCTCGCGGCGGAAATCGGGCTTAAACATTTGTTCAGCATAAAATCTAAATGGACACATCCAAGATATTTCAGAGTTTCATTGACGATATCCGAAAGGCGTGTTCCGATGTATCGCCAGTCCTAAAGTTTGAGGACGATTTAAAGATTCTTGAAACGTTCTACCCAGACGCTCTCAAGATTCTTCAGCGGGACGACAGCTTCTTTTCTGAGAAGCCCCGTGTACTTTTTGATGTTGATTTGAGCGCTATTTGGGCTCGTGATGGTGTTTCAAAAGAAGATCTGTGGAAGGGATTTCAGTTATGTGTTCTTAGTGCCTTCCTTCATGGTGATATCAAGGAGAAGATTGGATCTATGATTGATATTTTCAAGTCTTACTGGACCAAAACTGGAACGGATAGCGACGAGATCAACAAGATCTTGAACGACAAGGCAAGCGAAAATCATTTCAAGGAGATCTTGGAGTTCATTATGAATACTCGCATTGCCAAGATATTTACCGAGATTGTTGAGAAAATTGATGTCAAGGCGTTGAATATCAATGTTGAGAATCCCGATGAACTTATCGAAATGATTAAGAATCCTGAACACCCAACCATCAAAAAGATCATAACCAAGATCCAGAATATGTTGAAGGATAAGATGAAGCGTGGAGAGCTTACTCAGCAGCAGATTACGGCGGAAGTTGAAGCAATTAAGGCGAAGGTTACGTCAATCTTTGGGAACATTTTCAATGATGCTATGGGGTTGAATCGCGGCGAAACTCCAGCAGCTGTCCTAGTAGGAAACTCGCCAGAGGCACGTCGTCAGAGAATGTTGGCGCGTCTACAGAAGAAACAGCGCGATAAAAACTCAAGCTAGAAATAAGATGACCGAACAAATTTGGTTCCGAGATCCAGCTATTCTATTTGCGCCGGACAAGTGGAGTCAGTTTGTTCCTACCAAGAACATGACCACTGTAGAGGCTCTGAATGCCGTAGTCCGCTTTTCTGTGTACTTTTCCGTCATCCTGTTCCTTTCTACACAGGTAAGTGGCTACCTTGTGGCTATTCCAGCAGTGATGGCTGCAACGGTTGTACTGTTTACTCTATTTCCAAAGGGTCGTGTTCTGGAAGCATTCAAGGCTGCAGTGAGTGGAAAAGAGTACACCATGCCCACTCCCGATAATCCTTTCATGAATCCTCTTCTAACTGATATTTTGGACAACCCTGATCGTAAAGACGCTGCACCAGTTACGCGTCGCGATGTACAGTCTAAAATAATGAAGGCCTTCCAGCACACGTCCGATATGTACATGGACACATCTGATCTGTTTGACCAGACCACCGCAATCATGCCGTTCTATACTCTCCAGTCCGCCACAATCCCTAACGATCAGGATGGATTTTTGAAATGGTTAGCAAAGGGTATTGATGAGCCCGATTACTCGAGCGCGCCTCCGGCTCGGTATGGTAAGCTTGTGTCTGAGGGGTACATGCCTGCTCTTGGATCACACCTTAACCTTACGAACACGACGGGTAAGCCGAAGGGTACGTCGCCGAGTGCGCCGACGCCCGCCCGTTCCAAATAACTTCTTCTTTAGTTCAGCTTTAGATGATGACCCATCAACTACTTTTTTCTTTGACTTATTGTGAACTTCAAAGTGCGGGAATCCGGAAATACCCATTTCCGGAGGAACTTTGGCACTTTCAATCTTACAAAAATCCGTGTGAGGGATCTCCTTTTCCAAGTCATCCCACGGCTTTTTCATTTTATCACAGTGAGGACACCCGACCATATAGAAAAAGATCGCTGTAGGTTTTCCAGACTTAATCTCCTTTTTCAAACTTTCGCCGTCTAACTCCTTCATTTAATTCTTAGAAGACAACAAAATGGACAAGCATTGGTCTGGATACTTAAACGCAGTTGGCGGAAACCCTGTTCCGCAGACGTCTATGCCCGCACCATATCTTACTTCTGACCCAACTCCTGGAACATCTGGGTTCCTGGATTTACAGGTAAAGAAACCTGATATTCAGGCTCGGTATGATGCAATGTCGGGATCGTGGGCAGGAGTCAAGGCAAGTGATGCGGCGCTTTCAAACGGTTTATTCAAGACTGAATCGATGCCTATCGATAAAACACTTCCCCAATATACTAGTAAATGAGTGGTGAAATTGTGAATTTGATGCTGACTCTGCGCAATCAAGTAAAGATCTATCATTGGGAAACTATGCAGTATTCCCGCCATAAGTCAACAGATAAGCTGGTTGATAGTCTAGATGAATCTATCGATAAGTTTATGGAGGTGTATTTTGGTAAGTATGGTCGTCTGAACTTAAATCAGCGCAACGGTACTATTCGCTTACGTAATTACAACGACGACGAAGGCCCTGAACTTTTGAAACAGGCAGTGGAGTGGTTAAGTACGCGGTTACCGAAACTACTCAGCAGTAAGGATACTGATCTGCTGAATATTCGTGATGAGATTGTAGCTGATTTGAATCAGACTCTGTACTTATTTACGTTTCAGTGAGCGGCGGCGCATTTTCTTAGTCTTACGACGCTTAGCACCACCTTTTGGCGACTTTTCAAAATCTAAGTTATCTGCGTTCAGTGGGGAACCTACAAACTTACCAAACGCGGAATTGTCCGGCGGCCAAGTAGCTGAAGTAGCTCCCAGTCCGCCTCCGCGGCGTTTACGAGTCACACGACCACGAGAATGTTTCCGGGCCATTTCTTATATTCTAACAAAGACAATGTGGGTGTGGATTCTGGTAGGTATTGCCCTTCTCGTAATTCTGTTTTACCGCCCTCGTGAAAATATGACGAACGAGCAGCTGATTGATACGCTGAAAACGTTTGGAGAACAAAACGATTCTTCATCGTCATCCAATAAGTTTGGACAATCTATTAAACCTATATACGGTCCCAGCGCTAACCCACCACCGATTCCCACTAATAAAGGGGCTGGTGGAAAAACTGTAGCAGGACCTTACCCCGAAATTTTTGGTCCTGATGTAACTAACGCCCCAGGAACTTCTGGTTACGGTGGGAGAAGAGGATCGTTTGGGGGCGGTGGCGGTGCTGGTGGCGGTGCTGGTGGCGGTGCTGGTGGCGGTGCTGGTGGCGGTGCTGGTGGTGGTGCTGGTGGTGGTGCTGGTGGTGGTGCTGGTGGTGGTGCTGGTGGAGGTGCTGGTGGAGGTGCTGGTGGCGGTGCTGGCGCTAGGGGTGGCGGTGCGGCTAATGGGTACGTATTTTCCGACCAGCCAGGACCAGCCGACAGGGTTTATGAATTCAATCCTGATCTTGCCAGAACGTTTCCGGTTGACGGACCACCGCAACCCTTTTTAACCGATTTCTCTAACATACAACATTAAGTAAAGAGATGTTCGGGCTTATGAACTTCTCTGGCAGTTGTTGGGTGAATGCATGTTTACAATCAGTACTTCGCATACCGGAAGTTCAAACACGGTATACGGATGGAGTGTATGATCCAACAAACCCTATAGATCTGGCACTGTACAAGATATGGTCATCTAAAGGTGATGGGCTAAAGGAGTTTTTTGAAGCTGTGCGGACAGAAATGATGCCTGCAGGACAAGGTATTGGTGACAGTCACGAACTATTTGTCTACTTATGTGACAAACTTCCTTTTCTTGACAAGTTGTGTAGGTTCAAAGTCGCCGATTCAATTCAGTGTAAGAGCTGCAAGAAGAAGGAACTCAAGGAAGATATGGTAACTGAATTCTCTCTTTCTTCATCTGGACCTTCATCTCCCATTTCACAATGTATCATGGATGCTATGACTCCACATGAAATCTCTGATTGGAAGTGCGAATCATGTAAAGACAAAGGGTGTACGAAACAACAACTTATTGGATCGTTCCCGCAAGTGATGGTGTTTCATATGGTAACTACACAAGCATCTGTCAATTATTCGAGTATTTTGATACTTAACAAGATACAGTATGCTTTACTCGCTGTATGTTGCTACAACGGTTCACACTGGTGGTCATATGGTCGTAATAACGTTGGGCAATCGTGGTATACTTTGGACGATACGCGGGTAGAAGAACATGGACCAAAGGAGTTCCCGTTATCCAATAAAATGCGTTTGCTGATTTATTATCGCCTCAACAATTAATGAGCGATTCAACATTTGATCCCGTAGCAGAGTTCAAGAGTTTATGGGCAGGTAAGCCTGGAAGCACAGGTCCAGCCGTAATCCCTGATACTACTACAAGCTCCAAGAAGTCTCAAGCCGAAACTATTCTAAATAGTGGGGGCCTGCTAATTCTTATTAGCGTTGTTCTCGTACTTCTATCTGTCGTGACATTCGTGTCTACTGGAAGTTTTCTTGCGACACTAGTTGTGATTGCGATTCTTATAGGCGTAATTCTTCTACTTGGAAAGCTCGGAATCCTGAAGATTTACTTTGATGATTCATGGATGTTGCATATAGAGTATCATGATATGGATGCGGATTCCACTACTGATAATTCTGATATGTCCGATCAAGCATCTAAATCTTCTCCTGCCCCATCAAAGTCGGATCAGACTGCTTCAGCTCCTAAGCCTGTAGGACAGAGCGAAGTCTTTCACATTGGAGGAAATGATTACACGTACGAAGACGCTCCTGCAGTATGTGCAGCCTACGATTCTGAACTGGCGACTTACGATCAGTTGAATACGGCTCTAACTCTTGGAGCCGAGTGGTGTGCTTATGGATGGTCGCAGGGCGGTATGGCTTTGTACCCTACCCAGCAATCTACGTGGACACAGCTACAAGCTGATCCGAATAAAAGCACCGCATGTGGACGCCCTGGAATCAACGGAGGATACTTTGACCCCGCCACCAAGTTTGGAGTAAATTGCTACGGACCTAAACCATCTGATAATACGAATGCTAAGTATCCTTTACCTCTGCCTGGGTCAGATCCCAGTGCATTCAACCAGATGGTAAACAAGTTCAGGAGCCAGATGAATACGATGAAGGTGAATGCTTTTAATCGCTCCGCTTGGTCCGGTTGGAATCTTTCTGCTCACCAATAAGCAAATGAGCAATTACGCTCTAGACAGTCCAATTAATCGTAAAATGTATGTCCCAGGAGAAGACGATCTCCCAGTAGCTCCTGTGACGTATCCCAAACCTTCAACGGAAACTGACCAGACACATCGTCGGATGGACTGGTTGCATCATAAACCACAGGAGCATGCGATCTTTCCGCAGAAACCGGAGGCTGTAAAAATAGAAAAGAAAAAGCGGTCAGATTAACAAAGAAGATGATTGAAGTTGCTCTTCTGCTCGGGTTAGGAGCTGTAGGGTACCTACTCGCCGTTGAACAGCCTAAAAAGACGGAAGAACAACCGCCTTCAAGCGAAGGGGCAATTGAGAATTACAGGAATCTTCCAGCTGGGACGATGGACGATGGAATGGAGCCCAATATGACTAATAAGGGCCACAACAACGAAGTACCCTTCTTTGGAGCTCACCTCAAGCAGAGTATGTACTCTGGAGCCACGAACGGTATTCTGGATTCACATACTGGAGCCGGAAAGGAGTACTTCCAGAAGAGTGAGGTCAAGTCGTTTTTCGACGCTAAGCCAGCGACTGGTAATCCTTACGGAAACCAGAACGAGTCGGATTTCTATCAGTCGCGTATGGTAACGGGACAGCACATGAATAACACATTTCCAATTGATCAGGTGCATGTTGGTCCCGGTGCCAATGACGGGTACACCAATATTCCTAAGGGAGGTTTCCAGCAGGATCAGTACCGCGAGTACGCTCTACCTCGTACAACCGATGAGGTTCGTATCGTTACCAAGCCCAAGCTGTCGTACGAGCCTCCTGTCATTCCTGGCTCAAGTGTTGTCACCCAGCCAGGCATTCAGGCTGATGTCAACAAGAACCGCCCTGATCGTTTTGCGATATACGGAATGGATCGTGTGAATACGGCTGTAGGTGCGCAGACAGCGGCTCGTTTCTACCCCGAGCAGATCATGAAGTCGCAGGCGCGTGAAACTACCGAGAAACAGTACTATGGTCCTGGTGGAAATCTGGGCGGTGTTGTGGCTTCCTATATTCGCGCATTCACTGAGCCTTACCAGGAGTTCATGAAGCTTACGACGGAAGGACGCCCAGGTCCTGCGGCTGCACAGACGGGTACGGGTCAGGCACTTGGCGGAGATATGTACTCAGCTCAGACCAAGAAGGACGAAACGGTTCTCTCAGATGCCACACGCTTCAACTCTGGAATGGTCAGTATCAACGCTACAGGCGAACAGTTGGGTTCGTACACGTACAATGCCCCGCTCAAGCAGGATGTGTACACGGAACGCAACGAGCCAAGCATTCTGTCGGCGTTCAACCAGAACCCGTATTCACAGAAACTCAGCTCAATCTAACAATGGATCTGATACGCGAACATTTAATTTACAAAAATGTGCCTCTCGATATTCAGATCGACGCACTGAAAACTCAGGAACAGTACGAAGTCATACGTCTTCTTCTAGCGTGTCGCAAAGAAGACGTGTGTGTTTTAGTTTCTGATAAATCCAATAAATATATTTTAGAACTTCTTAAAGAATTAAAAATCAGTACCCGTGAAACCGCCGCGGCTGCCGTACCGTGAACCTGTGACGACGATTACCACCTGTTACTGGTGCCGTTGTATCTGGAGTATTTAACCACCCTTGAGGTTTTTTGGTGTCAACTAACCATTTTTTAATGCGGTCTGCCTCTCTAGTATTACCTTCACTGTTAGCTTTAGATAACAAAGCTTTTACTTGAGATGGTTTCAGATCCCTCAACTTTGGTTGATTTCCAGTCTGTCCTTGCTGCTGTCCCTGCTGTTGTTTCTGAACTTCAAACGTCTTGGTGGTCATAATCTCCTTTTTTTGTTTCTGTAACTCTTCCAGTTCTTTATCATACTGCTCAATAGCCGAAGCTTTGCGCGTGGCCATACACGTCTTAACCTTCGCCATCTCTGTTTCGTAAATATCCACTGCTCCACCTACTTTAACATCTACATTATTCAAATTTGATAACTTGAACTGTAGATCAGTTCGCTCATCTAAAATAGGCTGTAATAACTTATCGGCTTCCGCAGTCAGGTCTTGAGCCAATTGTAAAATCACATTGCGTCCAGATGTGCGTGATTTCAGACGCAGAATCTGGTCTTTGGCTAACTTTTCACCTAACTCTTTAACCTTCTTTATTTGTTTCTCGGTCAGAATTGACTTGGATTTGCCTTGGCGTTTCAGTTTCGTGATAGGTTCTGGGACTTCTATAAGTTGACGAGATGCTTCGCCGTGTGTTAATCTTGATGTAGATACTAATTCGGGTTCAGGTAACGTGACTGGTTCTTCCTGTTCTTCCGGTTCAGTGGGAGGCTGTATAGGAGGATTCTTGGGGTTATAAGCATCAAGAGACTTCAATACTTTGCTGTTTAATGCGCGTTTTAGTTTAGGAGTCGTTCGTCCAGTAGTAGCTGGTGGGATTCGGAGAGGTTTAGGCCCAGGAGGAACTGGAGAATTCGGTCCAATAAAAGGATTCCTAGCTTTGTATGTTTTTATAGTTGGCAATGGATTAGGAATATCACGACCTTGTGGTGTAACAGTTGTACTTGCCAACTTGAGAGCATCAACACCTTCCTTTGCTCGTGCTTGTTCTTGTGGTGGGATTCGGAGAGGTTTAGTCCCAGGACGACCTTGTGGTGTAACAGTTGTACTTGCATACTTGAGAGCATCAACTCCTTCCTTTGCTCGTTCTTGTTCTTCTGGCGTTACGACGCCTCCTGACATCGGTTCCCCTCCAGCATTAATAAAATCCTCAACTTCTTTCAGAATTGTGTCGCCAGTATACTTCCCACACAAATCCACCAGTTTCTGGAGATTTGCGATTGTCGGGTTATTGTTCAAAGCATCTAACGCCGCATTAATTGAATCAATACGTCCAGCATAATCTCCACCCACCGAATTCTCAAATTCGGCGTTTTCAGGATCAGCCATTGTCGGGTCAATTGCGATTCGCGATGCCAAGAACGCGCGCTGTCGCTTTTCAACTAAGGTATCAATATTTTCAATAACAGTATCGGCTGTTCCCAATATACTACATTTTTCCGTAACTGCATTTTCAACCTTCTTCTGCATTTCGTTAATCGCCTCCTGCGAAATCAGTAAACACGCAACTTCTGAGCTCTTAATTGCTTCTTTCTTTCGTGCCGTAACAGTATCCATCTTAGCCGTTAAATACTTCTTCAGTTCAGTAATTGAATTGCCCAGTAAAGTTTTCGCATCACTTCCAACTGGTCCAGTTTGCCCGACTCCTTTCCTAAAGGCTGCTTCGTAACTTTCTTTAGTCATACGATATGCGTGCTGCGCAACCGCTTCAGCTTTAAACATTTCAAAATAAGTGTTTGTCAAGTCCTGAAGTTCTTTAGTAGCCTCCTTGAACTTTTTATCCGTATCAGTTTTTAGAGTGTTAATACGTTTCAATAATTTCTCGGTAGCTGTATCGCCAGAAAAGGCATTCGTAGCAATGTCCGATGCTATCTCTTCAAGTTTACGAACGTCGCGATCTACTGTTTCCAGAGCCGATTTGTAAGGACTAGTAGGAGTCGCTTCATATGCTACTTTAGCTTGAGATAGAACACGTAAAGCATCATCTAACCCAATAAAGTTACCCTCGGAAGTAGGATCGGATAGTTCAAGGAATGATTTCAGCTCTTTCTGTGCTTTCAGTACCTTTTTAAATGCCGCTTCAGTCGGACCGTCTGTGTTAGACAGATTCGAAAAGTGATCATATACAGTCCTCCACGCAGTCTTAAACTTCTCGCTTCCCTGAATAGGATTTAGTCCAGTAAAATCAGGTTCTGGTATATTCATATTCAAATACCACCCATACACAATATTTCTCGCTTTGGTGCGATAGGCATCAGCTCTTCCCGGATTCTGTTGGCATGTGGTTTCTTTAGAAGCTTTGAGGCGCATATCTTCAACGTCGCGCTTGAGTTTCAAAGAAGTTTCCAGCTTCTCTTTGGTGTTCTTGAACACTTCTGTGGCTTTCGTTGTATCTACTGACTGTCCCGTTAACTCATCAACTTTCGCTTGAGCGGCTTTTACTTCGGCTTCAGCTTCAGTTTCAGCTTTAATTGATTCAGTATTAGGGTTTGTGATTCGTCGGGATTTGGCGTCATTAAGTTTGCGTTGAGCTTCCAATAACTTCGATTGAGCTTGGGCTAATGGTGTACCAGCTTCTTCGGTTGCAAAAAACAACTCTAGGTCCCGAGGATCGTACCATTCACTCTTTTTGGCATTCATGGATCGTCCACATGTCACATTGATCTTCATATTATCGGCGCCGTTCGGGTCAATTCCCTTGACTGCTCCTACATCACCCACCTCCATCGTTCCCAAACATTTTTTTCCCCGCGCCGACTGACGTACACGAACCATCGATCCAACTGTAACCCTACCTCCAAACACCGCTTCGCCCTCAGTATCGTCCGGCTCGGCGATTTCCAAATCTTCAGGTTCGTACCATTCTTTGGTTAGCTCTTCAGGGTTCTTGCCGTTGCACACCACCAAAATCTGTAAGTTATCCTTATCTTCCGGCTGAATGTCTACCACTGTACCTTCATCTCCGAACGCCGGGCGACCAAGGGGTTTGGAAGCTACTGCTTCCTTCCGCTCAGCACGAAGCCGGACTTTCACATCATTGTTTGCCATTCCTCCAAAAATGGGAATGCCGGGACGAGGAATCGAACGAGCTGGAACCGCTTCCAGATCCTCCAATTCGTAATCTTCTTCAACTACAGATTTTACGGCGTCCTTTGAAACACACCGTACCGTCGCGAAATCTTTCGATGTTTTTGGATCAGCTAGGACTCGCGTAACAGTTCCAAACGTTTCCCATTCGCGAACAATACCCATAGCATCAGAATGCTTTTGTCCATTAAGACGGTATGCTTCACTCGCTTTACCAAAAATAGGGTTTGCATGTTTCTTCAAAACTTCAGGATCAATCTTGCCATCAGCACCACGCTTTAGCTGCACTGTCGTTCCAATACCAATCAAACCTCCTTTAATTCCCCGCTTACCTGGTTCACTAGGTCCACTCACAAACTCTAAATCTTCAACCTGGTAATTCTCTTCAAAACTTCCCTTGGAATTGTCTAGGCGTTCTGTACGCACCATAACTTCCGTCTTTCGTTTTGGATTAATATGAGTGACCATACCTACCGAGTTTGCAAATGGACTTGCCAACCCCTTTCCACGATTTTTGGCACGAGCAGACTGAAGTAACCGAACGCGTGATCCTTCAATAAGGTATCCTCCCGGAATAGGTATTCCGGCAGCATTGATTCCTGAAGACACAATGTCCAGTACATCGGCTGGAAGTTCTTCGATCTCAACTTTTCCGCCTTTGCGACACGCAAACTTTACTGTTCTTTTTGATTCATTGATTTCTGTTACACGTCCATTCCCTACTTTCTGTAAACACGAATTAGGATATGCATCCTTCTTGTCCTGGTTAAGACGTACTTCAGAGCCAACGTAAATTCGCTGACCAGAAGAGAGCTTGATACTCCCTTTTTCTTCAGTATCGATTAGACCAACGTATATTCCTATGCCACCAAGTACAGTGGCGCCAAGCATGGCCACCGGTAAAACGATGGACATTTCTCCTTATCTATTGAGTAGAGATGTTTCATTTAGTCAAAGACAACGTATCCGGAATTGAGAACAATCTTATTTGGGCACGTTCTGTAAGAGATTCCATCGTGTCGTGGTGGTTCAATGTCGTATTATTATTTTTAGTGGTTGGATCCTTTGTGTACTTCTTGTGGGCCAGTCACGGAACTGCACCTCAAGAAGACATGAAAAAGATTCCATTTGAGCCGAATATGTGGCATAACGCTGTAAGAAATGTTCCCACAAGAGATTATGGACAAATTCCTCAAGTTGAAGCTGGAGATGGTTTACCGGGACATGCCCGTAGAACAAGCGCGTCAGAGTTTTGATAAATTAAAAGATGAAAAGCCGGTTTTAGGTGAAGATAAAGTTCCTGTACCGGTAAAACGTAAATTAAGAATCGTGACGAAAGACAAATGAGTGCCGCAAGGTACACGAATAAGATCAGAACTGATTCCGAAGCGCGTGTTCGGAAAGTTCAGTACCGATACAACAATGCTAATAATTACAATCCATTAGCTGCAGCATGCGATGCAAGTCCTGATTTCACTGTTCTTTTGTACACGAAAGGCGACTGCTGTTCAGCTCCGAT